GAATACTGTCTCTAGGCCGTCGACTATACGCGTCAGTATTCTAATTAATTGTATAGTAAGGATTTTATATATCAGATTTTTAAGAAGTGCAAGAGAGCCTATAGAGAAAGTACGATTTCAGCGATGTAGCTTTTTATTAAGTGGCTACTGAAACTTCGGGCTTTGCATCATCAATCTTGTTTGCAAGAATTGCAAGCTTTGCTTCTTCTTGCTTAATAGCATTGACAATTTCTCTAATTTTACTGTCAATTCTAACCATGTCCAAAGTATATCTTTGGTTATCACGTTGATGTACTGCCCATTCTGTTTCGAGACCTCTCTTCGCTTTGTAAAGGTCTCTTATGTGCGTTTGCATCTATGGTCTCCTCATAGGTTATCCATATTTTACGATGGTCTATAAATCCATCTTTATCCCATTTTACATCATTTTTTCCTAGTTTGTCAACTAGTGCGTTTTCAAAGGCTTTTGAATTATCTTCGGATGCAAGTTCAAAGTTGGCATAATATCCATATGCCCTTATTTGTACGCGAAATGTTTTCATGAGTTATGTCTTTCTACCATAAAAAAAGGGGGCTCAAAAGCCCCCTTTTTAATTAGTTTTGATACGAATTAAGCACCTTCAACGCCAAAAATACCTCTGAAGTCAGATACTCCAAATGAGTATCTTTCTCTAGCTTTGTATCTTACGTTTCCAGTATCGAAATCACCTTCCATCGCTGTTTTGATTGGGGCTCTTTCGAAATACTTCATTCCATTTGGCACATCTGTAAT